GATGCTTTTGAAGTTACTTGGGCATCGACACTAATTTTATTCTTACTGCTTTTGCTCTTCGTAACTTTTTTTTCTGATTTAGGTTGGTCGCCTTCTATTGTCCAACCCTCATCAAGAAATCGTTTAACACGGCCTTCTTCAACACTTTGAATTTCGCCGTTGTTGTCAATCATTTTTGTATATTTTGTTACAGCCATTATACTGCTCCTTTAGTGAATGAATAATGCACTTCCGCAATCATTAAGAATTCGCCCAACGGCGGAGTTCTATCAACTACTTCAATAGAAGTAATATGTGTTGTTGCCGCTCTTGCAGTTGCTAACTCCCTGTTGCGGGTAGTGTTTAGTGCTTCTTCAATTCGTTCAATTAAGTTGTTTCTCTTTTCATCGACAGATTGCACAAAACCTTGTCTGCCGTCTGAACGGACGAATCCTCTAATGTTTACTTCAATAATGCCGCGTCTATATCCGCCCATTGCTTGGTCCTCGCGTGTTTCATTGCCAGCGGTTACCAATAGTGCGGGGAATTGTGTTAATGCTAATTTGTCTAAGTCAAATGGTTCGCGAGATACAAACACAGGTCTTGGAGGAGTCATGTCCTTCAATACCTCAATGATATTTGTTACTGCTAATTCTCTGTTTGACATACCCTACTACCTTTTAAGGCGTAGGAAATGTTGTGGTTGTTTTTCAGTGTCTGTTACTATACCTGAAGAATCCAAATCATATTCTACACCATCTCTTAAAACAAGATCAATTTCACGCTCGTATTCTTTTCTATAGAATTCCATTTTGCGTTCAAATAGATCTTGGTCTACATCAAATTTTGCTAATTTAGGGTATATATGGAAACCTAAAGCATTGTATACACAGGCACGAGTCAATTGACTTGCTGTATATAAATCGTCATCTGGTTCTACTTGTCCTGATGCTAATTTTCTTAAATCGTATAGACCAATCTGTTGTGTAGGCCACCAACGAATTCTAAGATCACGAAATACATCGTTTTGTGCTTTAGTTAGTTCTTCTTGGAAATCAGGGATACCGAAGTCTAAAATGTCCGGTTCATAGTCCTGTATATCAGAAATTGTTGCAAGTGTAATTGCCATAGAGTCCTTCTCCAAAAGTGCTATTGAGTCCTTCTCATACCACCAAATTATTATTACAAATGTATTTAGCGTATTGGAGTGAATCCAGTGTATATTCAAGAGAAAAGGGCGAATTTCTCCGCCCCTTTCAATTTGAGAGAGTTAGTTCAACTTATTACAGTTGAGCATCTCCAATTAATTGAACGCCATAAGCATCAAATAACTCAGATACGCCGTATGCCATAGAACCAACAATTTCTGTTGCTCTTAATGAAGCGTCTCTTTGCTCTTCAATTCTCATTTCGCGTTTAACCATGTATGCAAGTGCATCGCTTGACATTACAGCACCAACAAATGCACCAGCAGAGTCGCCAGTTACAACAGTTGATTCAAAAATGTCGATACCAGCAAGTCTACCTACGAAACCATCTCTTAATGCTGTGTTACCTACATCTGACAAGTTGTGAGACATAGTTGTTCCAGCGTTAGTTAATTGTTTCTTGATTTGAAATGCTTGGTATGGATGGATTACAGACACATAGTTGCCTGGTGCTTGATTGTTTCTTAAGATTGCCGCCGCTTTAAAGAAATCTTCTACAGTTAATTCTCTTGCGCCTGAACCTACAGTGTTTGTAAACCCTGTAAACAATGCCGCTAAGTCAGTGTCAACTTTCTTAGCAAGACCATCACCAATTTGACGACCAACTGCCGCCGCTACATCTTCTGCCGCACCTTCACGAGCAAGGTCAGTAAGTGTAACTAATACACCTGCCTCTGTTGCAGTGATTGTTGCAGGATCAGTAGTGAACGCAGTGTTATTAAGGTCAATGCCTTCTGTTACACTGTCTGCCGCGATTGCCGCGTATTTTGGAACTTGTGCTACAAGTCCTGGTGTTCCCACCATATTGTAGTTACGAACAAGTGGACGAATCACAGTTTGCTCAGAAAGTGTGAATAATGCCGCTTGGACGATATTTGCATATAAGTCATTTAGACTTGTGCTTGTTGCTTCGTTTGCCATGTTAATATCTCCTTATTTAGATAGCAATTATAAACGAACACCCTTTGCTCTCATAATCTCTTTGTATCGAGCACGATGCTCAGGATTGTTCATATTAAGTTTTGTTACGTCTGTTTCTACCACATTCGCCTGTTTGCCAACTCCTTGTCCTGTGCCTGAACCATTTGGTCCTGCACTTACAAAGTGTGGGTTCGCAGTTAAGAACTCATTTACCAGCGTAGATACTTTGATAGGATCACCCTTGTCATCATATCTTACATTGCCGTTTTGATCAACAACATCAACAGTGCCTGCTTCATTAAGTCTTACTTGGCCTTTAAGTAGTTGCACCACTTGTTGTGGATTAACTGCTTTATTGGCACTTGCTTCATTTAACAATGCACCATCAACTTTAATAGTATGCAATTCGCTTTCGTATTGTCGAATTTTGCCGTTGAATTTCTCCGCCTGCGTTTTCAACAATTCTTCAAACTCACCACGCTTTTTTAATTCTTCTTGGCGTGCTTGTTCTTGCTTTTCTACCAATTGGTTGTATAGATCTAAGTCAACGCCTGAATATTTCTTTTCAAACTTTGCCTTTTCTCTTGCCACTCTTTCTGCTACAATACGATTTACTTCGTCTTGTGATAGAGTGTTGTCTTGTTCTTTAGCGACTGTGTCTGCTACCTGTTTTTCACCTTCTGGTTGAGCAACAGTTTGCTCAGTTTCGTTTACCGCTGTGTTTTCCGCGTTCATTTTATATCCTCTTTAATTGGTTGAGTTCTACCACCTACCCTCATTTAGTAGTATGTGTTATATTTATGCCTTCCAAGCATAAAACTGTTATTTACGGCGACTTCCGCCACGAGTTTTTTTCTTTTTCTTTTTACCACCACGCATTGCCATGATATTTCCTCCTAAGTTAAGTGTAAAAGAACGCTTACGCTGTCTTTCACCAACTGTTGATCCAACTGAACTACTTGTTGTTACTGACATAACCCTCACGCTCCGTTATCTTCGTTAATACCTTCCCAACTTGGATGAATACGATATTTGTATTCACGCTTTTGTTCAAGTATTTCTTTTCTACGCTTCTTGCATAAGTGATGTAATTCAAGCAGATATTTTCTTGCTCTTACACCTGCGGCCATATTCTTTTTGGAATTAAGATTATTAATTTCCTCAAAATACAATCGCATAACTTCACGCATATACTGTTCGGTGGGTTCGTCTTCTACCCAGTTTCTATCTGGAAATAGTTTTCCCATTATTCACCTTCTTGTAACAGTGCCTGTTTTTCATTCTGAATATCTTGATTTGTTAATTCAGGATGTAATTGTAAAATTTGTGCATCAGTATAACCTTCCATAATCATTTCTCTTATGTGTGGTCCTTTTGAAACTGCATCAAGAGTAGGATGTTCCATTTCTTCTTCTATTTCTTCTTCCATGTCTTCCATATACTCTTCTGTGATAGTTTCATAGATGCGTTTGTCAATTTCTCTTGTGATTCTTGGATCAGTAATGTTTGCTTCTTTGGCCATTTTTAACATAGCAATATCATTTGCTTTGTCTTGGATTGAGAAACTTCTTGGATATTCAACTTCACCATCCCATACTTTACCTTGATACATTGCCCATAATCTCCAAATTTGTTCTTCTGCGTGTTCAAGATTCATTGCAAATGAACTTAATTTAGAATTAAGAGTTTGGAATTCACTTGTAAGAGCAACGCCTGATAGTCTACGACTTTCAATTGAGCGGATACCTGCCAATGAAGCACTTCTATCAATTGATTCTACTTTTTTACCAATTGCTTGTAGCACTGCTTCAATACTTGCACCATCTGGTTGCAATAGGTAAGGTTTAAGTCCTGGATCTAAACCATCTTCCATTTGAATGATTGAACCTGCACCAGCAGTTGCTTGTGTGCCGA